ATTGCGCAGGCAGGTTTTGGTATTTTAGCATCAGATGCACCAACTTTGGGTCAAGCAGTGGGTGAAGGGGCTTCTACCGGCTTAGAAGCCTATAGAGATGCTAACAAAAGATATCAAGAAGGTCTTATTGATTTAATAAATGCTAGAGCAAAAATTGCTTCTGGCAGAAAGAAAGGCAAGTTAACTGCAAGTGATATCATGAGCAATCTTAATAAAACTAGAGAGCAGCTTTATGGTAAGCCCGGTGACTTGGCTTACATTCAATCAGAAATTGACGATAAAACTAGGAATCAATTAGCGGCACAAGAAAGATATTTAATGAATCTTCTAAAAGAGGATTATGGTGTAAATCTACCTGTTGCAACAGCCATGTCATCTTAAAGGCGCATAAATGGGTACAATTAATGTAAAAAGTAATCTTACTGGTAAAACATACCCTATATTAATAGCTGGTAATAGACCTACTGCTGCAGAAGATCAATTTATACAAAACTATATTGCTAGAGAAGATGGTGTTTTACTAGAAGCTCCAGAAACAGAAGAAGAAGAAGGTAGCCTTATTGATGTACCAAAAGGTATAGCAGGAGGATTTTTTCAATCTTTAGCACAAGTACCCGGTGGTATAGCTTCATTAGGCGAATCTGTGGGTGAAAAACTAGGCTTTGATGTTGCGCCCGGTGAAAGCGATATAGGCAGAGCCGCACAAGATTTTTCTAGAGGTGCAAGCAGAGCTATAGCAGATACTTTTGATCTTAATGACAGTGCTTATAGTAAGTCAGGACAAGCATTTGGTTCTTTATTATCGTTTTTTGTACCCGGCACAGCGGTTGCAAAAGGTGTATCTGCATTAGGTGCAGGTTCTAAAGCTGTTGCTGGTTTTGGATTTGGTACAGCGGCAACACAAGGTGCTGCGGTCCAATCGCAAGATCAAATGAATAGAATAGCTAACTTTTTAGAACGTGGCGGTATTATAGATGGTTCACAAAAAGCTGATGCTGTCTTATTAAGCGCATTAGTTGGTACATCAGAGGCCATACCTTTTGCTGCTTTAAGTAGAAGTTTAGGTGCTGGATTAAAAATATTAAAGAAAGTTAGTAAAAAAGATAGAGACGCTGCCATTAAAACGATAGGTGGCAAAATAAGAAGAGGATTAACTGCTGGTGTTGCTGAGGGAACACAAGAATTACTTGCAGGCATAGCTCAAGATTTAATTGAAAAGGGTATTTACAACCCAGATGTTCAGGTTGGACAAAGTGCATACGATGACGCTGTGTATGGCGGAGGTGCAGGTACGGCTTTAAGCCTTATACTAGACAGTATAAGAGGAAGAAAACTTAAGCAACTAGATAAAAAACAACAAGAATTAGATGATGATGCGGATGAGGCTGCTAGAGAAAACGCTAGTATGGCGCAAAATGCCAAAGATTATTTAAAAACTCAAGAAGATAAACAAGTAAAATTAATAGAGGGTCCGGGCCTTGGTTTGCCTGCACCTGATGCTCCTATTATTCTTCCATCTGGTGATCCTGTTGTTGATATAGATAATCAGTCAGTAGTTGATGCCCAAGAAAATCAAAAAAGAAAAAATACTGAAGACACATTGCAGGCTGCACGAGAGGCTACAACTCCATATAATCCTGTGAAATTAGAGAGTTTGCCAGACGATGAAGCATTTAAAATACGTAAACAAAGAATAGAATTAAAAAAAGGCATACCTGTAGATGACCCAGTAACAATGCAGGAATTAGAAGAAGTTGTTGGCTCAGAAGCATCTTTAAGAGAAAAAATTTTACAAAAACCTACTTTAAATAAAGTGCCTGCATTAGAGGAAATATCAGATGCTGAATTAGAAGCAGAGCGCATTACACAAGAAACAAAAGAACAAGTAGTAAAATTTCAAGAAAATCTATTAAAACAAAAAATAATTAATAGAGCTGCAGCAAAAAGAGTATATCAAAAATTATACAAAGAAAAAATGCCAGATGATGTTGCCGATGGAGCTTTAGCACAAATGTTAGGCTCTGGTGTATTGCAATATGATGGAAAAGGCAAATATTCACCTAGAAGTCAGGTAGATATTAATTTAGATTTTATAGATCAAGCTAGTGCTTTATCAGAAAGAGCAAGGCAAATTAGGGATGCGGAAAACAAATTAAGAAAACAACAAGAACAACTTGTAAATGATCCTGTAAACTTTGAAACATTAAATCAACAGTTAGATATATTACAAAGACGATATAGTGATGTGCAGTTGGAGGCTTTTAATCTAGAAAATAAAGCAAATCAAGCTGTAGAAGGCCAACAAACAATACAAGCAAGAAGGATAGCCCCATCACTTGCACCTAAAAAGGTCTTTGATCAAGCTCCTAAAACAAAAGAAACTCCAGAATATGTCCTAAAACAAAAGCGTGTGCTTGATGCTCTTAGAGCAGAGCTTAATAGGATAGGTCTCACTGATGTTAGATTAGAGGGTAAACCTTTATTAGATCAGGTGCAGCTTACAGAAGATTTAGCCAGAGGAGAAGATATAGGTATTACTGAGGGGATACAAGAGGTATCGCCTGATGGTAAACGTATTATAGCGTTGGCTATGGAAATATACGATCCTAATATGACTGATGCAGAATTAGAGGCTAAGTTAGCCAGTGTTATGAATCATGAAGTCATTCATGCATTAAAAAGCCTAAATGTATTTACAGATCAAGAATACGACATACTAACAAAAGCGGCTATGACTAGAAAGTATGTCAAAAGATCAAAGGGCAAAGATACCACTAGAAGTTACACTTATTATGAAAGAGCTAGTCATGCTTATATGCGGACCGGTATGCCAGAGGATCAGATAATTGAAGAAGCTATTGCAGAGATGTATAGAGACTATACAGACGGTAAACTTAAATTTGGCGGCAAACCAAAGAGTCTTTTCGATAGAATTGTTGCTTTTTTCAAAGCTATATTTGGTTCGCATGCAGATCAAGGTTTTACACAGACAGAGCAAATTTTTGAAAATATAGGCACAACTGAAATAGAAAAACAGATAGGTAGAAGAGATAGAAAGCCGGATGATTTTGTGCCAAGAACTGCTAGGAGTAAAATTACTGTAACCAGAAAATCAATTGAATTAAGCAATCCAGTAACAACTGTTTCTAATGGAAAAACAAGTATTCACTTTACAAAAAATGATTTAGATGGGTATTTCTATAGAACTTTTCCTGATGGCAGTAAAATTTTAAATCCAGATGGAACTGAAAATAATTCAGCTTTTCCCTCTTTACCTTACGCATTCACTAGAAAGGAAGCTATTGAAGAGGCTACGGAATTTTTAGAAAATCAAGAAATAAGAAAATCTCGAATAGTAATAGATAGATTGCCAGATTTACACAGAGGTTCTATAGGACCCTTACCTATAGCGCATGTTGTTAAGTCTAGATATTTACAATCTATTGGTATGCCTAATACAAGGCCTGATAGGTATGTGCAAGTAAATGAAGAATTAGCTAGAAGAATAGCTAAAGACTTTGATGAAGCAAAGCATGACCCAACTAATCCAGAAGTAATACAGGCATACAAAGCTATGGCTGATGAAACATTTAATCAATGGTTGTTTATAAAAGATACAGGAATACAAATAGAATTTATTAAACCAGATCAAGCAAACCCATATCCAAAGGGATCTAAAGATTTATTACAAGACATTAATAATAATCACATGTGGGTTTTTGCTACAGACGATGGCTTTGGCAGTGATGCTATAACGGACCAAGATATAGCAGAAAATCCATTACTACAGACAACTGGTGAAATTATTGATGGCCGTGATGTACGTTATAATGATTTATTTAGAATAGTTCACGATTACTTTGGTCATGCGCTAGAAGGTGCGACATTTACAGCTAGAGGTGAAGAAAATGCATGGCAGGCACATAGCCGTATGTACACTCCATTAGCTGCTAGAGCGATGACCACAGAAACAAGAGGACAAAACTCATGGCTTAACTACAGTGACGCTGTTGGGGACCATAATAGAAATAGTAAAAATAAAGCTGAAGAAACAATATATGCAGATCAAAAGATAACTTTACTATCTGATTTTGTGCAGACAGAGGGATTAGCTAATAATATAGAAGGAGCGGTAGATGAAAGAGCAATTCGAGAAGATGAACGATTTAGTGAAACAAGAGATGATGCAACTGACCGAGGAAGAGACGCAAGAAGAGATGGAAGACGGAGCGTTATACGAAGCACGATTGAACCGACAAAAGAAAGGAGGGAACCTGAGCTATCTCCGCAAAGGACAGTCAAGCTAACACATTTCTCTCCTATTGAGGGCCTGCAAAGCATAGACCCAGAAAAACAAAGGTCAAATTTATTTATGCGGGGAGAGGAGAGGAGAAGAACTTTTGAGGGATATCCTGCTAGAAGCTATTTTGCTGTGAATATATCTGATCCTAATGGTTATAATCCGGAACAAAATCTAGGTGATAATATATACGAAGTGGATGTGCCATATGAAGGTATGTATGATTGGGAAGCAGATCCAAAAAAATTCAACGATGCAGCAAATGCAGAATTAGATAAAAATAGACCTGATATTAAAGACCCAACTGGTCGTGTAAATTACATAACAACTGCCAAAGAAAGAATGATTAAAGAGTCTGGTGCTACGGGTTATTGGATAAATGACCCTTTCCGTGGAACTATGGCGGCTATGTTCTACGAGTTAAGAGTTCCAGAGACCTATCAAGCTAAGAAGTATGATCAGGCTTATAAAGATGGCATAAATCAAAAACGTGGTGTTGATGCAAAAAGAACCATGAGATCTAGAACAAGAGCAGTGGGACAGGAACACACAGTTAGCACAAGATTTCCTACAGCAAAATCAAGAGAAGTAGATCCATCCACTAATCTATTATTTATAAATGGTGATATAATTAAAAATGATTCTAAGTTATCTGAAAAAGCCGCCAACTTAATTAAAGGATATAATTTATCAGGTAACTCAAAACTTTACGTAAACTTTTCAAATGAAGAAATAATCGAAGATCACATACAGGCCATGACAAATAATATTTTGTTTGTTCATGATACTTATCCTGAACAGTTTAGAGAAAGATCTTCATTATGGTATGATGGCGCTAGAGATATTATAGATAGGTTTTCAAAAACGTATAATTATCCGCCTGAAGTAGTGGCCGCTGCTATAGCAACCCAATCACCACAAAAAGATTGGTACATGAATGTTTCTTTAGCAGAGCGTGTATTAGATATAAGCAGAAATCATGGTAATAAAGAATTTACACCAGAGATGATGGAAACTGCAAAAAGGATTTATAGTAAACCTGTATATAAAGAAGCATTAAATTATATTAGTAATCCTAAAAGAAACTCTACTAATTTAGATAATTTAAATCATTCTTTGCATAAGGCGATGTGGATTAGAATATTTGATGAGACATATAATGATAGAGGTCATAGAATAATAACACCTGAGGGTCAGTTTTTAGATTATGCAAGAAAAAAAGATGGAAACAAAAAACTTACAGGCTGGGGTACAAATAAGGAAATTTCCTCAGCAGTACAAGCTTTAGAGTTAAAAGGTGATCAATCCTTACAACAAATATCAATAATATTAGGGGATAGGCATAAAGTAAGAAGTTTTTATAACAATATGATATCACCAATGTCACCTGATGGACACTCTACAATAGATACGCATGCTGTAGCAGTAGCTTTTTTGAAACCTTTGAGTGGCAAATCTGTAGAAGTTGATCATAACTTTGGTGTTTATACAGGAGAGGGTAGGTCAAAAATATATGGTGTAATACCTAATTCTTCTATTACAGGTGCTAGAGGTATGTATGGATTAATTGCTGATGCATATGCTAGAGCAGCAGAGCAAAGAGGCGTATTGCCAAGACAAATGCAATCAATAACATGGGAACCAATAAGAGGATTATTTCCAGATACATTTAAAAATCAAAAACAAAATGTAGAAAAAATAAATTCAATTTGGGACTCATATATTGACGGTGGATTAACTTTAGATCAAACAAGACAGGAGATAATAAATGCTACCCCAGATGGATTTACGGAACCAAGTTGGGCAAGACCCTCTGATACAATATCTCAATTCAGTAGGGATGCCAGTTACGAGACAGAATTATCTAGACCTTATGTTTCCGGAAGGAATACCGGAGATGACACCGGAGCTGGAGGAGACTTTACCGGAACACCTGAGACTAGACGCTCAAGAATAAGGGCAACGCCATCTAGTGAAAGGCAAAGACAGGCACAGCAAAATGATCGTGATATTGCACAAGCCCAGTTAAATATTAGATATGATAATTTAACTGGTTTATTAGCCAAAGGATTAAAAATTATTCCTGAAAAATTACTCTTTGGTAGAACAAGGGCGGAGGCTGCACAAAGGATAGTGCAAAAATATCAAGATTCTTTTCAACCTGTTGGCGCAATGATGGATGAGTTGCGCAATAAGGGCTACACAATAGCCGATGCTATGGACCCTTATCTAAGAGAGGTAAATTCTTCAGGTATTATTGGGGACAAAATATCTGATTTAGAAGAGACAATAGTTAAGCCTCTTATAGAAGAAGCAAGAAAAATTAATATTTCAGAGGCTAAATTAGAAGAATTAAAAAATGTCTCTGCTAGAGCTGCTGCGCAGTCACAAGATGAAGGATATATAAAAAGAGCATTAGAGGTTTCTATAGATGATAAGTTAGCACTAATTGATGCCTATCTTTATGCTATGCATGCGAAAGAAAGAAACGCACAAATACTTCAAGAATATCAAAGAGGATTAGGCTCCGGTATGTCAAATGCTGAGGCAGATGCAATACTGGATTGGTTTGATAGCTTAGAGCAAAACAATAAAGATGTGTTTTTAGCAGTTGATCGTTATGTAAAAAGAATTATTGAAAGCACTAATAATATTAGATATGAAAGTGGATTAATAGATCAGGCAGAATTTGATGGCAATAAAGCAAGATTTAATCATTATGTGCCTTTACGTGGTGACCTAGATCAAGATCAAGAATTAAATGATGACAGGAAGAATGTAAAAAGAAGAACAGTTAATTATTTTGGTGCATTAGGCAAAGAAGATATCAAAGCTAGAGGTAGAGGGGCTAAATACGCAGAGAATATACTGGCATCCGTAGTTGCGCAGAATCAAAGAGCGATAGATAGATCAGAAAGAAATAAGGTAGGACAAGATCTTTTAAGATTATTAAGAGGTCAAGAGGAACAATCTGATGGCAGTGTGGCTATAAACGATTCTTTGGCTACAGATTTACAACAAAATTTTGCTGAAATAGTAGATCAAAAAGATCCTATGGATATGCAACAGCTTACAGTCAAAGAGAATGGTAAAGAAGTTTACGTAAACTTTTACAGAGAGGCTTTAGCCAGAGCGTTTAAGCATCATTACGAACCTCAAACTAGTCATGTAATCTTTCAAGCTTTATCTAAGCTAAATAGATTTTTATCAAATGTTAATACATCTTATAACCCAGCTTTCGTTATTCCAAACTTTGCAAAAGACTTAGAGACAGCTTTGATTAATATACAGCAACATGATGCTGAAGGTATAACAAAAGAGATTGTTAGAGATGTGGCTGGTGCTATTAATGGCATAAGAAAAGTATTAAGAGATAATGATGATACTAGTTTTTGGTCACAAGAATATAATAAATTTGTAAAAGCCGGTGGCAAAAACGCCACTAATATGATGGGTACAGTTCAAGATCAAATGGAAAACTTGAACAAGCTTTTACAAGAAATAAATGATACTACATCTTTAGGAATAAATCGTAATAATTTCTTTTTAAAGAAAGGTAAAAGTTTATTAAAGTTCTTAGAAGATTATAACACAGTTATTGAAAATGGTGTTCGTGTTGCCACATTTACTAATTTGAAAAAAAGAGGTTTTACCGATGCTAGAGCTGCCGAAGCAGCGAGGAATGTCACAGTAAACTTTGCCAAAGGTGGTGAAGATAAAGTTTTTATGAACTCTTTATTTTTATTTTATAATGCCTCCGTACAAGGAAGTATGGCTATATTTAATGCGGCTCGTAAATCATCTAAAGTTAGAAAGTTACTAGGTGGATTGATCGTATACGGAATATTACAAGATCAACTTATGGCTTTCTTTAGAGATCCTGATGATGAAGACGAGCCAAATCAATATGATAAGTTAAGTGATTATGTTTTAGAACATAATTTAGTATTTGGAACATTTGGTTTAACTGACGAAAAGTTTATCACAATACCACTAGCGTATGGACTTAATATGCCATTTAATTTAGGCAGAGCTTTAAGTCGCTACACACGAGGCGAATATACATTTGGTCAGATGGCAGATACAGTATTTGGCACAACTATGGAAACATTATCCCCATTTGGTGCAATAGAAAATGTAGAAACATATCTTCTGCCTACCTCTGTCAAGCCATTAGGCGAAATGATGATTAATAAAAATTATAGAAATGATCCAATATACAAAGAAACGCCTATGTACTCTTCTTCGACTACACCGGATGCTTATACGCATTGGAGTAATACAGGTGCGTTGTCTAAGTTTATAGTTCAAACAATAAACGACTTTACCGGTGGAGATGAGGTTGAAAGTGGCTTGATTGACGTTTCTCCGGATACAATAGAATATTTTTATGAGTATGTTATTGGAGGTGTAGGAGCTTTTGTTGGTAGATCTGCAAACCTAGTTTATGAAGTAATACCGGCTATAGCTTCCGGAGACTTTGAGGGTAATTTAGAAAATAGAATACCTTTTGTTAGGAAAGTTATTAAACAGCCGTCAGAAAGAGTTGATACACAAAATTATTTAGAAAAGAGAAAAGAGCTATTCACGATATTTTCTAGATTAGACCTTGCTAGAAGAAGAGGAGACAGCGAGGCTGTACGTCAGCTTATCGCTAGATACGATGACGAGGTTCGTATATATGGTAGATTTAAGGCTCTAGACAACGCAAGAAACAGATTATTGAGACAGATCAGAGAGTTAGAACGAAATCTTAGACTGTCAGATGATGTCAGACAAAAACTTATTAAATTACGTAGAGAACGAATACAAGAAATCATGAAAAAAGGTATTCAGTTAATGAGAAGTGTAGGCATAAGACAAACTGCATGATAGTAGTTGACCAAAAGTTTACGTAAAGTTTTAGTCTAGCTTCCCCGTGCCGGGGAACGACTTTTCATAGTCATTTCTTTTTTATTTTTATTAATTCTTTGAGATACCATTCTGCTTTCATCAAATCTTCTAAACTACTCTTGTGCTTGTGCCTGTATCTCCAAACATATTTAATTATATTTCCTTGTAGGTAATACTCGTAGCCCTCGCCTAGGGCTGATTTAATGGCATCAATGCACTCTACACTACCTTTGCGATAGTGCTTTGGTCTGTTCACATTATCTTTATTCTTCATCTAAATATTCCTCTATATCTTTTATTTTGTGTTGATTAATAAATATTGGTGTATCATCTCCAACCCATGATCCCAAAACATTGAAATGAAACCACTCTGTTGCAGTTTCGTCATCCATTCCATACTTATCAATTAGTATGTATAGGCATTTATCATAGTCGTATATTGCTACTTGTTTTCTACTGAAGGCACTTATGGTAGTGCCAACAAAAGCATCTTCATATCCGTCTGCTAGTTTCATTTTACTATCTCCTATGTTTCGGCTGCCGATAAATCAGAGTGCGAAATTATTTTAAAATCCTTAATATCAAAGTGACAAACCGGCTCTTGATCTTGCCAATCATCTCTATCTGATCTACCACCTTGCTTAACATCAAAGTCTGAAAAGAAATTTATCCAACCGGTGGCATCAGACCAACTCACAATTAAAACAGATTTTGTTCCGGTCACAGATGCAAGTCTTCTGGCTTTGATTACCTTAGACAAAGATATTATGTAAGTTGAGAAATCATGTATTGAGTTCTGTCTGCATTTTACTTCAGCAAAACCCAACAGCTTTTCATCTCTGTACATGGCATAATCTAATTTATAGGATATTGGTAACTTAGAATAAGACACATCCCATTTTACTGACATGTGTCTTAAAACATTTTTTTCTTTGTCTAGGTTATCTTCCGATTCGTATTTTTTCCTAGGCATAACTTTACGTAACTTTTTCACTACGTTGTTCTTCAAGCCACTTTTTAACCTCTTCTTTACTCCAAATATTCTTTTCTCTTTTTTCAGATTTCATCAGAGGGAATGGCTTGGGAAAGTTACGTTCCTTGGTATTTACGATCTTGTATACTGATTGTTTTGAAACCATGAGCATATGTGCTAGACCATCAAGTGTAATATACTCAGCATTTTCAACAATCTCGTCTTTAGACCTCTTCCGTGGCATTTTCATCCCCCTTATCCGGAGTACCATCTTCTTTTAACTTAACCATAACAACCATGTATCTAGAGCCAACCCAATCCTTGTGTAACTCAGCCGGAACATCGTTAGGATGTATGGTAAGCCTTATGTTAGTTCCGTTTTTGTCTTGCATCATAGATGTTTTTACAGCCTCGAAACTTACATTAGGCACATCTGTTTTTGTTGAAATATCATCCATTACAATCTCCTTTAAAATGTTATTTCTTCTAGTGCAGAAAAGTCTTCTTTTGGCTTTTCTTCTTTTTTCTCTTCATCTTTATTAGGTGGATCATAGATACTACCTCGTATGGATAAAAAGTTTTTACCACTTTTAGGACTATACTTTTTCCAACCTGCTATATTAAATAATGGCTTTTTAACACCATTTTTCATTTGCTTAACCAAATCTTCTATTACCTCGTAAGGTAATTCAAACTGTCCGGTATAATCCGGAGATCTTTCAGTTCTTTTGTTTGTTGCTATAAACAATGTTCCACTAGGTGGATAGTCTTTTTTCTCTTCACTCATTCAACTCTCCTTTTGTTGTGATTTGAGTTTATCTGCCCTTTCTATAAAAGCCTTGGAAACCTCTCCAAAAACATTAGGGTCAAATTCTTTTAGTGCTTTTAAAGCCTCTGCATTAGAGTTCTTAAATCTTCTAAGTTCATCAATATTAGTATCCGGCATAAATGTTAAAAATATCTTTTTAACATCTTCAGCACCCTCTTTTGTAGAAATTCTTTGAACTTTCTCAGTTTTAATATCTGTAACATCTATTGTTTTTTCTTCTTCAGATCCATTGTCCAAAGTTCCACCTTTAATTTCATCCGGTCTTTCTTCTTTAAATGCATCTGCCTCATCTTCTGCATATACATCGCCATGAAGACCAACTAACTTTAATATCACTCTATCTTTGGCTCTCTTTTCAGCCATAGCATATGGATAACTATTCTTATTGTTTGATGGAGATGCCTCTCCAATAGACCATTCTGATTTGTCTCCCATAGTTCCGGTGACAAGTAAACTGACGACTTTTTTTTCAGAATTACATTCTAAAATTGTTGGCTCTTTAAAAACTATTTTTCTGTGTACAGCAACTTTTTCTAATGCTTTATGCAGTAACACGTAAGTACCATGACAATTCCAACCGGCTTGTTTTGGTGTCATGCCTATTTCTCTCAAGGTATCTGCTACCTTTTCCGGTATATCACTTTTCATCTACTAACCTTTCT